ACTACCCTTCGATTTAAGTGGAGGGAAAAACACTATGGATTATCGTATCCACCACGGACAATTAAGTCATGACTCCTTTTATTACTTAACTAGAAGTCGCAGTTGTAGCCCAGGTCAGTCCACTCACGCTCTCAAATTGAGCTTGATTGTACATTCCCGTGCCACGAACTAACTCGTTCATTAAGTTATTTATACCGGACCTAATGGCCACAGTTGCATCGTCCACACGCCTAGTTGCGTCAAGCGTTTCGGCGGTAGTTGGATTCTGCGGATTTTCTACTTCTATGATCCTGTTTCTAGTATCAAAACTTCCTAACAAAGCTGTTATGAGAGAATCAAGAACAGCATTGTATCGGTAAACTTTAAAACCAGCATTAGGAAACCTAATATTAGTAGCAGGAACAGTCTTCCACACATCAGAGAATTGTTGTTGAACAGTAGTTCTGGCCTGTTGTGTTTGAAACTGATTACCCAAAGCACTAGTACATAAATTAAGCAATTCTGTTGGGTCAGCCCATACAGAAGCTAGATATACTAATTGATTCGGATTCGAAATTGTGTAAGACATGATTAATACGAAGATGATTCGGCGTCAGATGACTCCGTCTCAGTTTCATTATCAATCTTCTTTAACAATTTACCACCCTTATCACCTCTTTTATTATTATTTTTCTCTACAAATTTATTACTCTTTTTGTTGGACCGTCCTCGAAATTTACGTAACCTCTCAGCCATAGGAACTGATTCGACGAACTCATCAACAACTTCTTCTGTAAGTTCGACGGGTCCTCCGTCTGAGACATTTGTAATTTTCTCCCTCAGTCCAAGTTTTATATTTGTTTTATGCACAATACACACCGACACAAATTCTAAGGATAATGGGCAAAAACCCTTCTCCATTGCCACACCTTTAATATTGACAAGAACTTGCCAGATATTTCTTTTAGCATCGGCTGTTGTAACACTGTAGTTCGGGATAAGCTTGAACGCAAATCTCTTCTTAGCAGCACCAGTTTTATATGAACCGAGCGTAGCTTCGTCGTGTCTAAGCATTCTCTTATCAACCAAACATACACTGACACCACCACGACAGTTATCGGGCAAATTCCACTCACCTGACACCACTAACCCAGCTAAACACACATAACCTTCTTCGATCAATTTAACACCCTTGAGCAAGTCAACATCAGATAACGAATCGTTCTCAGTTGCGATCACTTTGTCTATCTTTGAAACTCTTACCGACTTGACAGACGTCATAGCAGCCGGAAGAAACTTCTCGGACGTAGACAAATTGATAAACTCAGAGATCTTAACGTCATCTTTGACTACAAGAGCCATCTCAATCTAAGAAGAGTGATTGAAACAACCTTTTATCGCACAAAAACTTAACTAATGATTTATAAACAAACGAACCCGGGGGTGCGGTCTTTATAACCTCACTCACAGCTTCGTCCAATTGTGTGTAATACGCACAATTGTTCAACGAACCAGCAACATCACAAAGAGACGTTCTAAATTCCTCTAAGTGTTCCCTATCCTTGATGTGTTTTGCACCAAGCTTAGAGATCAATTTAAGAGGATCATAGTACACAATACAGCCTCTATCATGATGGATGATGTACCTTCCACAAAAGTACCCGTACTTCTTTCTAAAAAGCTTAGCCTCAAAATTCCACATTAAGTTTGCACATTGTTGCACATCAGGAAATTGAGACCCCTTTGGGAAGTACAAGATACTGTCATCTCCACAGAAAGCTCCTTTAATCAATGAATCCATTGGTAGCATTGAAGATAAGCATGCCGCTATAATCACAGTATTACCAATGAATGTTGTTACGTCACCACTTTTCCTTTGATACCACAGGCAAGCTTTGATTCCGGCAGTATAGTCCTTTAAAGTAGTCTTCCGGTGACCATGTTTCCATACCTCAGCGAGAAAATCGTCGAGGCCTAACCTTCTCCAAATTTCATATTCAACTGCACAGTGAAATTCGCCTTGAGATTTATCATACTTAGAGATGTCTAGCTCTAGTATATCCATAGGAACCTCCGAATCCAAATCTGAGAAAAATTCTTCGATTTGGCTAGGAGTCTTTCTTGTATAGAACATAAATCTCGAACTATCGATCATGTCAAGCAGTTGTCTTGTTAGCTCAGAGAATACAGGGCCAAAGAGAGCATTGATCTTCTTACTGTGATACACAATTGTTTGCAGTGCCGGATACTCCGTTTGAATTGTAAGATCCAAACGTTGTTTTGGTTGCTGCTTAATCATGTGTCTGTACTGGTCCACAGCAGGAAGATCAATAAAGTCAAAATCGGCTAGTTGACCAATTGTTGACTTTTCCTGTTTTCCTATCCATCTTTCCAAACTAGCCCTAGAAAGCAAAGGTAAATCTTTTGGTTTTTTCTTTTCTTTAAGTAAATATGCATCAAAAAACTTATCTACTACATAAGAAGCAGTGTCTTCAATGTCTACTATTCCGCTGAGCTCTGGAGAATTGAAATTTCTCTTGACCATAGCGACCAAATTTTCCAATAATCCCGGTTTTCTAGGCATTTCAGCAGCTGTACGGATTACCGGTTTTAGAGACTTTCCAGTTTCTCTCGGTAACGGTACTGACTTTGACATATCTAGAACACAATCCTTAACATTTAGTTTATTATCACGAATTTGCATGGTTACAGCATCGTACTCATTGAGGACTGTACTGTTCCCAGGCAAACATTTGTCGTAATAAAACTGCATGTCAGAAATATCTCCGGTTTTTGGAGCTGCAACGAATAAGTTTTCACCTTTATACACTGCTTCAACCTGTAATTGCTATTGGACAGATACATCTACCTTATACATATCTAGAAGGTAACTACTTACACATTCTAAATCTCTAAGAACAGATACTACAGCATCTACCACCACAGTATAGTATTTAACTGACCTCGTGTGTCTTGAAAGTGCAACTAACAAATGAGGGCTCTCCTTTGAGATGATCCCAACAGGTGTCGGAGTTAATCTTACCAACGACACATCCTCATATGTCTCTCCTTGAACCTCATGCACAGTATTCACATCGGTATAACCCCTAGAAAGTAACATGGATTTATCAGCTTGTGTGAAGGTTATCACCTTTCCTTTCAACGGTTTGGACACCGGGTTCATGACAGCTGCACCTTGTACCACCTCTTGTGCCACGGATCTGACAACAGTTGAAGTGCACATAACTTGACCCTCATAACGCTGATTCAAAAAGTGTGTTATATCTGCAGGGCACCGAAGTGTAGTTCTCCGGGTCTCCACATCATCCACCTCTAGTTGACTCAAATGCTTAGGGTATGGGAAATTTGCAACTCTGTTAATGTAAGGTATCTGTTGGGTGTCTCCGTAAATAAATGCTTCGTCACACAGAGACATCGCCACCAGAAAATTGACACAACCAGGGTGCAACATAAGACCTTCATCCACAAATAGCCTTTTGTATTGACAGCGTCCTCTTCCATAATTCATCAAGAAGGAATCAACAGTTTTAACATTGTCTTTTGTTGCGACTATCAATCCAGAACTGTTGGCCCTCCTTCTTATCATCTCAGCGGCTTGCTTCCCCGGTACTAAAATTAAGTCCTCGTCAAGATTGACTCTAGCAAGGATCTCCTTTGTTTTTCCACATCCGGG